ACACCATGAACGGTTGGGCAAACTACGAAACCTGGAACGCCGCCCTCTGGATCGGCAACGATGAGTTTCTGTACAACACCGCTAAGGCGTGCGTCACCTATCGCGAGGGTCTGGAAACCCCATGGGATAAGTTCGTTCGCTGCATGATGGACGGACAGATCGGTCGGATGCTTTCTAAGACTGGCGACGGTGTGGCATGGAATGACCCCGCCATCGACGCAGACGAGATGAACGAGATGCTGTGGGATCTCTGATCCTATGGTATGATAGCACCAACGACACAACCCCATGATTTACTCCCCCGCCTGTTCCCTCTACGATCGCACCCTAGTCTGGTCTGGTCGCATGGCAGACGACGACAATGAATTCGTCTTCCGCCGTGACCATGGACCTGCCACTGGATCGAATGCTGTGACCATTGCCGCCATCCACTCCCGCTGCTATGCTCAGGAAGCACTGGACAAACTCCCCACCTTTGAATGACTTATGGCACGCGATCAGGTCACCCCTCTGATGAGGGCATCACAGTTCACCCTTCGGCGGCAGTCTGGAAAGCACATGATCTGGCAACACGCTAGCGGGGCGATCGTCACCACTAGCAAGACAGCATCAGACCACAGGGCACTGCAGAACATCCGACGCGACATCAGGCGAGCAGTGGCAGCATAGCACAGTCCCCCCGCCCTTAGGCGGGTTAGGGGCGTTGCGCCCTTAGTTGAAAAAACCCAAACTACCCTAACCTACAAAGGTTCCCAAACGCCCGAGAGAATCTCTTTCATATAAAAAATTTTCCCCCAAAAAAATTCTCCAAAAAACCCCGATTGCTATATACGGTAGTTCCAAAACCATTATGGAAAATATTCATCTAGACTTATCAGAGCATGAGATGGATGTCATGTTGAACGCCCTAGAGGTTGCCATTGAGAACGCTGATGAATACGAGGCGGGCGAGTACGAGGAAGTTCTATTTGATGTTCAGAGAAAACTTGACGAAGAGTATGATCTTGGTGTAGAATCGGAGTAGTTTATCAACCACAATGTACACAATCTACACACGAAACAATTGTCCTTACTGTGAGAATATTAAGAAAGTTCTCACAGGACTTGACGAATCTTTTATGGAGATCAAGTTAAATCGCGATTTTAGCCGAGAGCAATTTACAGACAAGTTCGGGTATGGGAGTACATTTCCCAGAGTCCTGAAAGATGGTAAGCTCATCGGAGGGTGTAGCGAGACCATTACACAATTACGAAACGAGGGAAGAATCTGATGGCATTAGGTAATCAGGTAGAAGAATCACTGAAAGAAGCAGAAGCAAACTTACGCAATGCATTAGCATTTGCTGCTAGGCAAGAGCGTCCTATTGTTTGCACACAGATTGCTAAGATGATTAGTGATATTGAAAGTATAGAGTCCATGGATAGTATTCTTGACACACTTGAGGAGCATACAAATGGCAAATAAGAAATGGTATGTGCGTGAGGTAAACTCTTCAAGGTATGTGAGCGAACCTTATATTTACTGGATGGAAGGTGGAGAGTCTATTAACACCTGGACGGCGGAGCTTTCCAGAGCGAAAGCCTGGCGGACTAAGAAGGAGGTTAGCGCGTTTATCTCTGAGGTGTTACATAGAGGAGAAGTATATGGCGAGTGAAGATACAAATGATAACAGTGAGTATTTTGACTTCGAGGAAGTACTAGAGCGCATAAATAATCTGGAGATTGTAGTAGCAAAACTCATCAATCCAGAGTTGGCATATAAGCGACCTGGAGCAGAAGAATATGAGAAACTGACTGACACTCTAGACTATTTGCACACCAAGGTATCTGAACTAGAGAACAAATGAGCAACACATACATTTACAGTAAATATAACGAAGGTCCAGGATCGGAAGAAACCTATAATGGCAGAGCTGCAGTAGAGACTCCTATTCTTCCTGATGTTAATCTATACAATAGTTTTAACTTTGAATTAAAGGCAAATTCAAATGCCACTCGTACTCCTACGACTCAAGATGAAGGCGCAGGAGATTATAGTAAGAGTAGTAATTATAGAACCACGGGTGTTAGAACTGGTACAAGCACTAGTTCTCCGAATGGTGGTAATTCTTATTTTGGTGTTCATGTTGCACGGGTGCCGATAAGAGTGTATTGGGTAGATGATCAAGGACCTCAAAATAATGCAATTTGTCAGAGTGAACTTGGTGATTGGTTTACCCGTGATGTATTAAAGAAAGCAGATGGCAGAGGTGGTGGTGTAGAGTTTATTGAAAATGCTGCACCTAGTGGCACATTCCAATTTACATTCAATACTAGTGCAGACGGTGGAGGAGAGACCCGTCAGGCAAGTCATACGTTCACGGTGAATCACTGGAACACTCTTTCTGTTAAGGGTTCATATAATGCTGCTGTATTTTGTCGTAATGAGTTCGGTTATACGAATGATTATGAAGGCGGTACATACACTGCTAAGAGTCTATATGAATTACCTGAGAAGTTTGATAATTTATATAAATTTATTCCCGACCAACGAGAGTTTACAACGCTTACATTTAAAATTAAAGTAGATTGGGTACTTGCTGTAAATTATGGTGTATATGCAAGTATGAGTAACTCCCAACAAAGTTCACTTTTGTCGGACATGGGATATAATAGTCCTACTCAAACTGGAACTGATCTTCATACAATTACTCATGTGGTAAATAATAGTAATAATGATTATGAAAAAATTCTGAATGATTTGATTAATGACAGGCAGAGAACACCAGAAGAACAGCGGGAACGTTATAACCAAACATTCCCAGAAACTGCTAAGAACATGAAAGTCACTACTCCCTCAAAGGTACAATAATGAGAGCGGCAAGTACAATCGGTCACATTTATCTAAATCGTTGCAATACTCCTGTGCAAGCAACGGGATCTCCCACTGTCTTTATTAACGCAAAGGCAGCAAGTAAGATTGCTGATAAGACAGCACCATACTTAGAGATCGTTCCTTGCCCTAAGTGTTGTACCACTCACGTTGCACCTGTCATCACTGGATCTCCCAAGTGCTTTACAAATGTAATTGCCTCTGAACGTCTGGGTGATCTAGCATTAGGTATTACTGGTAAATTCCCAATCATTGTAGGATCTCCTAATGTGTTTATGGCATGAGAAAACATCACCACGAACCATACAATGAGCAGAAAAGATTAATCCCAAAGGATCGTCGCGTTCCCTTGGGATCAATTCATCCTGTCGAGTACTATAATGTAAGTAATCAAGATATTGCCATGGCAGCAGCTGCCACTGGTGGTTCTGGTGCAGATACTAGTAATCCTGATAACCCTCCTTCAGGAACAGGAGGTGGAACTGGAGGCATTGAAGATCTTATACAAGCAATTAATACTGTTCTTATATCTCCGTCAGATCTTGATGTAGTTGAGAGTGCTCAAAAATCGTTCGTATTGACTGCCACCGTTGCCACAAATAAACTTAATGAATCCCTACTGACATTTCAGTGGCAGAAAAAATTGCCTGCTGGATCATTCACTGATATTACTGGTGAGACTGGTACTACTTTTACAGTGCCCTCTGGGGTAACTGTGACAGCAGATAATAATACTGAATATCGCTGTCAAGTTTCTCATGTAGATGCAGTCACATCTCCAATCACTTCAAACAATGCAACATTAAGCATTACTAGAAAGATAGAGATTACAACTCAACCTGTGTTGGGAATTGTTATTCCACAGGGAACTACAAAAACTTTTGATGCAGTTGCCACAATTACCAGTGATACATTTGATTTTAAATGGCAAGTCAAGTTATCGGGAACAACTACGTTCGTTGATATTGCTGGTGCTAATGGAACAGGACAGGCTAGTGGAACTAAGGTAGAATATACGACATCAGCTCAAGACACTGCTAACAATGGTGATGAATACAGAGTTATTTTTAGTAATTCTGATGCAGTTGATGTAATTAGTAATTCAGTTATCATGGCAGTTAGTGGTGCTGACTTTAGAATTCAACCAGCAATTAATAATATTGAGTATTGGAGTTTTGAGGAGCATGGTGCTTTAGTATTTGATCCATCTAATGCCGCTGATTATAGTATCACATCATTAGAAAATGATCGCAATAAGATTAGTGCTCACCTTTGGGGTCAAGGAACATGTGGATCAAAGGGTGGATATACTGATGCAGATATTCCTATTTCTGGTGCCGACATTTATAAAATTAAGATGAATGCGGGTGGTGGTTCTGCAGGAACATCAGACTCTGGGCGCTATGCAGAGGCAGGAGGAGGGTATGCAGGTATCTTTGATACTTCGGTATCTCATGCTAATGCTCTCGTTATTGCAGGCGGTGCTGGAGGCGCTAGTTTAAACACTTCATCTACTTGTGATGGTGCTCAGCAATTGGTAGCATATAGTTATTCCTATCAGCAAGCATATGCATCAACTTGTTATCAGACTGTTAGTGATAGAGTTAGTAGATCTGGTGGATTTTCTCATTCATATAATCTTGCAGACAGAAGGGATAATTATCTGAACACCTATGGAGACATAGCTTCGATATACACTACTCCACCTCCTGATCGACGTTATATTATACAATTCAATAGTCCAATGCCTGATGGCAATTATATCCTCCAGGTATCTACTGGTCAATGTACTGCTGCTGGTGGTGCTTGTCCTGGATTTGGTATTGATGCTACTCAATTATCAAGAACATCATCATATATGGTGATTAGATTCTTAAGAAATGATAATGGATATACTAGTTATGTTTCTAGTATGAGTTTTACTGTTTATAAGGATTCAAGCAGAACAGTTTCATATCCATGCACAAAGTATAATACAGTTCAAGGTAGTTTTAGTCATAATGGAGGTGCAAAAGTTATTGGTGGTGCTGGTGGTGGTACAGTGGCATCCGATGGATCCGATAGTACATCATCAACAATTTCTGCTAAAGGAGGATATGGTGCCACTCAATCATTAGGTGGTGCTGGCGGTGCTACATCATCTGGAGGCAGCACTAATGGTAATGCGGGATCTGCACTATCTGGTGGATCTGGAGGATCTAATTCTGGATCATACTCTGCCGCTGGTGGCGGTGGAGGTGGCGGAGGATATTATGGCGGCGGTGGAGGTGCAGGCGGTCATGATGGATATGATGGCAGTAGCAATAACCCTGGCAAAGGACCACAGGCTGGTGGAGGCGGAGCAGGAGGATCTGGTTTTGTTCATTCCACTGCAGTTGGAACTACTGGTGCATTTGGAGGATCTACTCATCCCAATCGTGGTGATGCTGGTGGAGAGCAAAAAAATTCTAGAATTGTAATCGAACCAGCATACATTGATTTAATTACTCAACCGAGATCTGTTGTATTGCAGTCAGGAACAGCAACTTTTAATGTTAATGCAGCAGTCATCGGTGTTTCTGGGCAGACAATTTCATATCAATGGCAAAAGCGAGGATCTGGAGAAACTACGTTCTCTGATATCACTGGTGCTACAAGTGAAAGTTATACCACACCAACAGTATCAAGTTCTAATAATAGTGATACTTATCGCTGTAAACTTGTTAATGAATATTGTGCCAGTAAAATTACAGAAGAAGTTGTGACATTAGTCACAGCTACTGGATCACAAGTATATAATATTACACAGACTGGCGAAACTAGCGTTACAGTTCCCACTAGTGCAACTGGATTCACTTACTGGTTGTGGGGCGCTGGTGGACAAGGTGTCGGTGAATGTCCCACAGGAAGTTTTAGTGGTGGTGGGGGAGGATATGCGACTGGAACAGTCACTATACCTAACACTACATCAGGTTCTTCATATACCAATGTGATAGTAAAAACTGGTCAGGGTGGTCTAGTTGAAAAACCATCTTGTACTAGTACTCAAAATGGTTGGTATACTAGAACTGGGGGACCAGAAACCATTGGTATCAATGGTGTACGAAAATTACAAATTTTGTGGGAAGGGACTCTGGTATATGATGGAACATATGCACCAAATGAAGATGGTTATATAATTGTTGGAAACTACGCTTATACCTGGGGAACTTACAGATCCAATAGTGCTTATGGATGGAAAAATGATGATACCTGTGGAACTGGTGCCAGTGGTGCTGGAGACTATTGTAATGGATTTGATGTAAAGAGATATGATTATTCACCAGCGACAAGAACTATATCAGTATTTGTAGGTGCTACTGGACAGGGATCTCCAACAGGTCTGTCGGGATATGGTGCTGGTCGTGGTGGTCAAAGATCTGAAATTACTTTCAATGGTCTTTCAGCTATCGTAGGTGGCGGTGGCGGTGCAGGTCAGAATGGACAAGGTGGCGGCGGTGGAGGCACTGGAGGCGGCGGTGCTGGAACAGGTCCAAACACTGGTGCCAATGCTGGAACCACTGGAAGATTTGGAGGCGGTGCTGGCGGCGGTTCTGGTATAAATCAGGGTAATCGTGGTGGTGGCGGTGGATCGGGAGTTGCAGGCGGCGCTGGTGCTGGCGGAGATGGTAATGGTAATTGTACTGGTGGTGGTGGAGCAGGAGGATCAGGTTCTATCTCTCTGGCATATACCAGTGCTAGTGCAGGTAATACAGGAACTGCAGGTGGTGCTGCGCCTGTTCCTGCTTCATTACCTTCAGAGCACGTTAGTGGTCATGGTGGTGCTAGTCAAAATGGTCTAGCAGTCATTTCAATGACCGTTCCTGGATCATTAGAAATTATTGGTACTGTTAGTGGAACATCAACAAATATTACTAGTCTTTCTAGTGCAACTACATTGTCGGAACCATCTTTCTTAGTAGCATCTGGAGTTGACTATAATGTCACTATAAGACTTCGTGGTGGAACACCTCCAGGTAATGGTGGACAAGGATCTTATGTTCAGGGAACATTCACTGCAAAGGCAGGACAGTCCTATAGACTTCATTACGACACCAGATATTCTGCTGTGTTTTATGGAACATCTGCGGTAGGTAATAACTGTATCATGCTTGCTGCAGAAGGTGGCTATGAAGGAAATCCATCTACCAGCACATATCCTTCACCACATCCACCAAGACCATCAAATCCTGCTGGTGGTAAAGCTGGATTACCTAATGGTTCTATTGGTTCAAATTTAAATACTTCTTATGGAGGCAATGGTGGTTCTGTGAGCGGTTATAAGAGTGGTAATGGCGGAACAGGTGGAAATGCTGGCGGGGATCGCTCTGCTAGTAAAGGAGGCGACGGTGCATTCTTCTCATCTGGTGCAGGCGGGTCGGGTGTTGATGGAAACGGTGGTGCAGGCGGCATGGGATACTACGGCGGTGGCGGCGGTGGTGGTGGATGGGATAATGATTACAACGAAGGTGGTTACTTTGGTGGCGGCGGTGGCGGCGGTGCATCTTATGTTGGTGGTCTGCCAAGTCCTTCTCAGAATTCAAGCAGTCCTGCTGAAGTAATTGTTTCTAATCCTTCTAATGGAAATGAATCAGGAGGACCACAAATCCAAATCATCAGTGTTGCAGAAGCATAATTGTTGTGATATAATATTGGGGTACATTTGAGGAATTCATGGCAAAGCGCCCTTCACTTACTGGTGGTAACGCCAACATTGAGTCAAAACCCAAAAAATCTCGGCAGGGAAGTGGTCAGCATACTAAATATAGTGCAAGCTCCCGTAATGGAGCCCGTAAACGTTATCGCGGACAAGGAAGATGAGCGAAGAAACTCCAGCACCAAAGACTTATGGTTACGTCGTGGGACGTAGACCTGCTGATCAAGATCATCCAGATAAAGAAACTCAATCAAATGAAGAAGAGTGAAGAGCATATTAAGGAATGGATCACTAAAATTTCCGAAGTTCGTCCAGAATTAGGTAATTTTGCAATCTGTCCCTACTCTAACTCTGCATCATATGAGGTCGTAGAAGCGCCGATTGACGATATCATCCCTATTAAAGGGTGTGATGTCGTCATTTTTGTCGTTGAAGACTATCTTGATGCTGATGCTATCCAAATGTGGTGTGAAATTTACAACACAATCTACCCAGAATTCATATTTTTGGAAGATTGTGCTAATTATCATACTTTTCTTAATGGAATTCAGACAAATAATGGTAAATACAACTTAATGTTGTGTCAATCAAAGGCAAAATTGCGTCAACATCGCAAAATTTTGGCAAAATCTGGATATTATGCACATTGGAATGATGCAATGATGCAAGAAATTCTTGGAAATGATTACGAAATTGTAAAAACTGCATAAAAACCGATGGGAAACTCACCGACTGACAAAAGCAAAGACTTTATTAAGTCTGGGATGACTCTAATCACTCAAATTGAGTCTGATAGACTTCTTAAAAAATCACAAGAAAAGAAGAATGACAAAAATCGTGATAAATAATTGAAAAATCTACTATCAAATGGCGTTGAAACCATCAAGATCCTATAGGGACTTGAGTTATACATTCAAAATCAACCCGTTAAGAAAAGATCTCAACATTCTCAAGGATGAGAATGCAATTAAGAGGTCTCTTCTTAACTTATTTTCCTATAGGAAGGGCGAGAAATTTTTTAACTCGTCGTTTGGTAGTGGAATTCCTGATTTATTGTTTGAACCTTTTGATTTTGCCACCGCTGGTACACTTAAAAATGAAGTATCACTCTTAATTTCTCAATATGAACCTAGAGTTAACTTACTAGAAGTCATAGTGGATTTGAATGAAGCGGAATATACTTATGATGTGGAAATTGTTTATACTATTCCAGATACTTCACCCCAATCATTTAGAACTACATTATCGTTAACTTCTTCATCAAAGATATAATCAATGGCATTCGCACAAGTTAGTTCTCTAGATTACGCTGATATCAGAGCTGCTCTGGTTGAATATTTGAGGCGTAATACCGATTTTACTGATTATGATTTTGAAGGATCAACCCTATCATCAGTGGTTGATCTTTTGGCGTACAATACTTATTACACTGCCTTCAATACAACGATGGCAGCTAATGAAAATTTCTTATCATCAGCATCATTAAGAGATAATATTGTAAGAATTGCGAAACAGTTAGGGTATACTGCAAAATCCAAAACTTCATCCACTGCTGTTGTAGAGTTAAAGGTTGATTTTAGTGGCGTTGCTGCAATTGACCAAAGATTGGTGCCAAGATTCCTTACGTTGAAGAAGGGGAATTGTTTTATTGCATCAAATGTAGATGCCAGGGCAGAGACATTTCAATTTGCAGTTCTTGAGGACGTTGTAAGTCCTGTTGTTAATAATATTTGTCGTATCAGTAATAGGGACGATCAGCGCAATATAAACATCTTGGAGGGTGTTTACTTAACATTTTCATTTGTTGTAGATGACACGATTCCAAATCAAAAATTCATCATTCCAACTGGAAGTATTGATACTGATACAATTAGAGTATCAGTGAGAGAAAATGCAAATGCATCTAATAAAGAAATCTTTGAAAAAGTATCTAATATCTTAGATGTTTCTGCAAATGATCCTGTGTTCTTTGTTCAGGAAATTGATGACAGTAGATATGAGTTAATTTTTGGTGATGGAGTCCTTGGGAAGGCATTAAAGGATGGTCAAGTTATTGAAGTTTCATATTTAACAACATCTGGTCAAACTGGTAATGATATTAAGGATTTTGTATTTTCTGGAGAAATTTATGATGAGAATAATTCCCGTGTTATAACAGGAGTTAGTGTTACAGTAAAAACTGGCAGTACTGGTGGTGATGATATTGAGTCTGACGAGTTGGTTAAAGCAAATGCTCCTAAATTCTATGCTGCACAGAATAGAGCAGTAACATTAGAAGATTATAAGATTATTACACAAAAACTTTACTCTTCAATTGCAGATATTATCGTATATGGTGGTGAAACTGAAGAACCGCCAGAATATGGACGTGTAAAGATTGCTATTAAACCAAAATATAGCGATATTTTAAGTAATTCGACAAAAAATGATATTTTATCAAAATTAAAGAAGTTTACAGTTGCATCTGTAACTCCTATCATTGTTGATCCTTCTGTTGTTGATGTTTTAGTATTATCTAAAATTTTCTATAACCAGACGGAAACAAATTTAACTACAGAGCAACTTAGAAATTTAGTTATTGATAATCTGACTCAGTATGATGAGTCTGCAAATCTCAGTAAATTTGGTGGTGTTATTAGGAAGAGTAAAGTTGCTACAGTAGTTGATTCTGCTCAGCAATCTATTACTGGAAACAATACTGAGTTTCGTCTTAGAAAAAAACTAGTTCCTGCAATTAGTACTAAAGCTCAATATCTTCTGTGTTATGTAAATCCATTTGCAAAATTTTGCGATGGTACACCTACGATTACCAGTACTAAATTTAGAATTAGTGGGTATGATAACATTGATGTATATCTTGAAGATACAGAGGATGGAGTTTTAAGAATATATACTATTGACCCAATTACTGCAAGTAAACTAGTCCTGATTGATGATGTTGGTAATGTCAATTATGATGAAGGAAAGGTGCTCATTAATCAACTTCAAATTATCAGTGGTAGTGATACTGATAACAATATTTACATTACTGCTGTCCCTAAAAATGATGACATTTTTGCAGTTCGTGAGGTTTATTTAAACCTTGCATTATCAGATAGTACTTTCTCAATGTTCAAAGAAGTAGCGTAAAATGAATTTTAATAAGTTAACAATATCAGATTTAGTTGATCAGCAACTACCAAGTTTCATTGTTGATGAGTTTCCTACTTTTGTAAAATTCTTTGAAGAGTATTATAAGTCATTAGAGGTATCTGGTGGTGTTCTGGATATTCAGAATAATTTTCTGGAATATTCTAA